ACTACCGCCAGTTGGTATTATGATTTTAAATTCGTTATCTTTTTTTGCTCTAGTTCTCAAAGTAGCATAACTGCTTTTATTTTTTAGTTTCTCAAAACCCTCTATAAAAGCGCTTGCTTTAGCTTCTGATATTCTAATTAGAGGCTTATTGGACAATTCATTTATTAAAGCACGTTCAAAAGGAGAATCTAAAGATAAAAATATAGTTTCTTGTGATGCTGAATATCTTATGTTTAGAGGAGGAATTTTAAAATCACTTTTTGGTATTAAAATACTAGTTACAGTTACAGGACCGTTACCGCTTTGTTTAGCTAAATTTAAAAATCTAGATTTCCGATAAAACTCATTAAAAAGCTTTGGATCAGACTTAAGAGCTTCAAATAATTTAGCACCTTTATTTCTATTTAATGTTGATACTCTTTTTTTGGTTAAATCAGCTGCTTTTGATCCAAATTGTTCTAAAGCAGCTGATTTAAGAGTATCAGTTATTCTAGATTGTCCGATAGTAGTTTTTCTTCGGCCTGAGACTCTACCTAATTTTAGTTCAGTCTCTGTTACAGGACCTTCACCAAAATACTCTGATAAAGTCTTAGAAAAATCACCTCCAAGAGTAACATCAGGAACTAATTTTTTGTTGCCTCCTTGCACAGCTCCCCCATATACACTGGCGAGAGATTTTTCTAACTCCTCAATTATTTTAGCTCTTTCTAATCCATCAGATTCAGTAGCAACATAATTACCATACCTTCTCATAAAAGTAGGATCTTCAATTACAGTTTGAAATGCTATAATAGCCATTAAATAATCACTCTATATAAATCTAAAATACGGCGAATATGGGGAGGGAAATTAGAACTTAATTGTCTATCTTGAACATTTTCTCCTTGGAAAGTAAATCCTTGAGATTCTTGGCGATCTTTATGTAACATTTTAGCATAATCCATAGTAGCCATTAAAAGATCATTAGGAACACTACCAGAATCATACCCAGATTTATAAGTTACTCTAACTCCACGAGGATAGTTTTTAAACGTAGCAGCTCCTACAATGGTTAATCCAAAGTCTCCTGTTCCGTCTCCAATATTTTTAGTTACTTCACCAGTCTCAGGATAGAATAAAAAGTCTTCTACAGAGGCATGATCGTCTTGGAAAGAAGAAGTATCATTAGCACCATCAAAATGAACTAGTAAAACAGTATCATCATCTGTCGCGTGTTGATAAGAGGGAGCAGTAAAGGTAGAGGTATGCCTTGCTACATGAGAGATACGAGTCTCATCAATAAAACCGTTAAAATATTGATAACTAGATGTTACATTCCGTCTTGCGAATTCTAGTGAAGCAGAAATATCTGGCATTACATTAGAAGTAGTTTGTGATGCAATAGAAGTTCCATCTCTATACAAATTCCAAGAAGAACCTGATCTTACAATTTCTACATGATGAAAAGTATTAGCTGAATAACCAGTTGATGCAGCGTGAGTTACATTAACAACTTCAGTGCCTCCAGAAACGGCTCTAAATGTAAATCCATTAGTTGTATCATACCCAAGGGACCATAGATTGTTACCATCAGCTGCTTGTGATATAAAAATAGAGTTTGCAGAATAAGAATTAGATCTAATCTGAGTATCTATAGTAAAGTCTGAATCTCCGAAATACCAGTCGTTTGAGTCTGCTAAATAGATATAATCATCAGACCCATCAAAAAATACAGAGGAGTCCCCAAACTTCTTATACCTTGTTTTTAGAATAGGTCCTCCACTGTTAGTTATTGTATGGTTCGAGTCGATACGAGTAACAGAGGAACCATCAGACTGAGGATTTTTTAGCTTACGATATGCAGTACCGTCATATTCAGCAATAGAATGAACATTTTGTAAAGGAAGTCGAGAAACAAATACAGAGGCTTTGCCTCCGTCAAATACTTCTGAATACGAGTTACTTAAAACTTCGTGTCCAATATAGTTTTCTACAGCACCGCAAGCGAAAGAAATAAGATTGCTGAGTCTAGCATCTTCATTAGAGCTTGTAATGTTTAGATAGTTTTTTATCTGTGCTAAAGTTACATATGGATATTTACCATAATTGCTAGACATTGTTTATCCCCTTCTTATTTTGTTATAATAGTTGTTTTTGGTTTAGATGCTGCTACAGTCTCTACGGAAGTAGCGCTAACCACCTTTTTCTTAATTGGAGCAGGAGCTGGTTTAGAAGCAGCTTTAGCTTTTTTCCACTCTTCAATATACATATCGACTTGTCCTAGGCCATTTCCGCGTTTCATAAGAATAGAACGATCCTCATCTTCATCGTCAATATTCATAATTTCGTCAATCATTAAAATTATCTCCTTGTTTTATAGTAAGAAAGGGAGGCAGATAAAACTACCTCCCTCTCCCTTAAAGGTTAATCAGAATCTATGCTAATCTAAATTAGGCAAGGGTTCTAATTGTTGCAGCGTAGCCGTAGGTGGTTGAAACGTTTGCACCTGCGCCTGAGCCAGTGGTTGAGAGAGCCTTGAAGTCAAAGCGTGTGCTCATATACATCGCTGTGACCTGCTGGCGGGGTTCGTACTCGCTCTCGATCTCCATACCACGTCGTTCTGCGATCATCCAGCCTGGCTTGTAGACTAGAGCACCGATGTCGGCTGAGTTTGAACCAACGTTATCAAGGAATTCAGTAATAACAACTGGAATACCATAGATTGCACCAACAGAACCTGTGAGGTATGTTGCGTTTGGACCAAACTTGTCAACTGTGCGGAAGTCTGAAGTTGTGACTAGCTCGTTGTAGCCTTCAATTGTGGTGAGGTATACGAGGTGATCACCAAGCTGTAGACCATATTTGCCCATAAGAGCGCGAGCTGATGCGATATTTGCGGCAGAAGCCTTTGTATCACCATCGGCGGTGCGAACTGATAGACCGTCTGTAGCAACTTGGTTAACCATTGTGGTAATACCCTTAACAACAGAGGCATAAGTTGATGTGCCACCTGGGTTAGCTGTGAATCCAGTAAGAGCACCAGTACCACGAAGGATTGCCTTATCAATTGACCGTGATAGACGGCGGGTTGCTGCGCGACGGAGGAAGTCGATTAGAGGAAGAACTGTGTCCTCTTCTTCGTCCTTGGCAAGATGGGTTGTAACCATGAACTTGTGTGGTGTAAAGTCTACTGACTTAATTGCGTTCTGGTTTGAGGTTGGGACGTTTGTGGTATCACCAACACCTGTGGCATATGTGCCAGAAGCGAATTGTGCTACCTGATCGTCGGTATCCTCATCGGCTACGGGGACACGGAATGTCTTCGCATCGACCTGGATTCTATCGAACATAGGAGCAATAACGAGCTGCTGCTCCATTTCTTCGTAGATATTTGTTGAGAAGTTGCTTAAGAACTGATCAACTGAAGTGACGGCCTTAATCTGATTACCAAGCTTGGTATCAAATGGGTCACGACGATTGAGAGCCTTAGCAAGAAGGAAAGCATTAGCCATTTCTTTCTCAGAATACTTAGAAGCAGTTTTCTGAGACTGATAAACATGCTTGCTTTCGGAGATTGCTTTAATCTCGTCTTTATACTTTGCGATTTGAGACTTGAGTTCATCAAGTTCTTCGCGTGTTTGACGGGTTGATTCACCTTTGCGGTCAACTTCGTCAGATTCTTTTAGAACAGCTTCACCAGCTTTTTCAACTAGCTTTTCTGTGTTGTTTTCTCCAACTTTAACGGAGACTTCCTCTACGGCCTTCTCTGCAACTTCTTCAGTTACAGGGGCAGCCTTATTTTCAGTCTCTAGTACAATTGGATCACCTGCATTTTCGGTTGCCATTGTTTCATTCTCCTTTATAGTCTTAGTAGTCTTATGACCGTTTACTAATAAGGCTAGATCCTTGGAAGTCTCTTCGCCATCGTTGCAGTCAATACTCTTAAGCTTTTCGATGTTATTAATCATCATTTTAGCAATGTGGTAGTTTGTATCATTCCATTCTGTGGATGGGACAGTGGTTAAATTAATTGTTTTATTCAGCTTTTCCTGTAAAAGTTCACTATTTTTAATAGCTTCGTTATCTTTTACTGCATAAAGCTCTTGCTCAGAAAGTGTGACTAGGTTTTCAAAATCTTCTTTAATTGAAGCTCTTTCTCCGTCACTTAGATTTTTAAATTCTGTTACTGAAACATCTAAATCAAATTGTGATCCGATGTCCCAAAAATTCACTACTGATAAATTTTCAGCAGGGATCGTAACTGTATT